CTCGCGCCACGCCTCGCTTAGCGCCGCAAACTCGTCAACGTCCACGCTCCCGCGCACGAGGACGCCGTACTCGTTCCTCGTAACCGTGTAGCTCGTGTTTGGGTCGTCCTCGTTGTATCCCAACCCGAATCGCATCGCCATGTGCGTCAGTCCTCCCATGTCATCATGCGTTCGAGCACCCAGCACCAGTGTGGCTTCTCGTGGCCGGTACTTCCCATGCAGCGCAGGCCGCTCTGCGTCGCCGCGCACTGCGTGGGCCGCCGCCGTTCCATCGTCTCATGCAGCGAACGCGTGGCGTGCTCCTGTTGCTTCGAGTCGGGCCGGAACAATCGCCTGCTCACGACACCTGCCCCATGACCATCCTCTCGGACTCGGCAGCAGCCTTGAGCAAGGCGTCGGCCAACTTCCGTGCATTCTCGGGCACCATGAAGAAGCCACCGCACTCGGTGTCCATGCCAACCTTGGCGCCCGCTGACGTGGTCATCGCGATGACGGCCATGGTCGGCCACTCGGGGCCATTCCCATCGGCGTCGAACCACGACACGGGAAGCTGGGCTACCATGACGTGCTTAATCTCCATCTTCATCCTCATCGTCTGTTTCGTTCGCGGGGTCGTCCTCGGAATCCTCATCCGCTTCAGGAGGTGCTTCGGTCGCCTTGGCTCCAACCTCGGCCTCGGCCTCGACGACTGGCTCCGGCGACGGCTTAACCTCGGACGCTACCGGCTGCACTGGACGCAGTGGGATGACGTTCGACGGAAGGGAGCCATCGCGGTTTTCGTCTTCGTCGCGCTCTTCCTCCTCACCGCCGTCGTCGTCTGCGCCACCTCCAGCCACCACGGCTACCGCCGCCACCGCCTTCTTCGCGCGCGTCTTGTCCAGGTACGCCGCCGCGAGGCGCTTGATGTGGTCGTCGTCGGTCTGGAGTTTCTCGACGAGTTCGGCGTCGGGGTCGCGGACGCCCTCGATCTGCTCGCGCTTGATACCGAGCACGTCGGAGACGATGGGGTCGCTGCCCTCATCGCTGATGAGGTAGTAGACGATGACGGATTCCGTCTGTCCGTCGCGATGGATGCGACCCGCCGCCTGCTCATGGATCCCCGGGCTCCAGTCAAGTTCCGCGAACACGACGGTGTGACACGACTCCTGGAGACCGTCGAGTCCGGCGCCAGCGCGCAGCGACATGAGCAGTATGGGTGATTCACCTTCAATGAACCGTCGACGTGATTCGTCCTTCTGTACCGGAGACTCGCTGCCGGTGTACATGACCGGGTTGTACTGCTTCAGCCGTTCGAGCAGAATTTCGTACACCGCTCGGTGCCACGCGAACACCACGACCTTCTCTTCGGACTCTACGAGAAGGCGCACGAAGTCGGCTACGAACGAAGCCTTGGCTATGCCCGTTGCCTGCCGCAGCTTCACATCGAAGTCGCGCGTCGCCTGGCCGCGTTTATCCCAGGCGGTGTCCTGGGCGACGATGATGCGGGCAAGTTCTGAGGCGGCGTCCTCGGCCTCGTTGAGCACCTTCATGTTGCAGTCGATACGGTGCGGAATCTTGACGATCTCAGGCAACTCGCGCGCCACGTCCTTGCGCGTGCGCCGGAGCATGATGCCCTGCTCGCGGAGATAGGCACCGAATGACCTGGGGTCAATGATGCGCGCTTTGTCATCGCTGCGAGGCCCCGAACACCACTCGCGCAGAAACTCCTCCTGGCTACCAAGCGTCCCGGGCTGGAGCACGTCGATGACGTTGAAAAACTCGTTACCGTAATTTAGGATCGGCGTGGCGGACAAGCCAACTCTCCATTCAGCCTTCTCCGCAATCTCCCGCGCGGCTCGCGCCTTGTCAGAATCGACGCGACGCAATTCGTGGACTTCGTCGAAGATCACCGTGCGGATCTTCCCCGCAAGCACCTCCGCCCATCCCGACAGCTTGTGGTAGTTCGAGATGAGCACGTCAGGGTACTGGCGCTTCGGCTTGAGAAAGTCGTGGCGCCCCGGCGGCCGGTCTACGTGATACGGCTTCCCCTTCTTGATGATGTGCGTCAGCAGGTTCGGGGCGAACTTATGAAACTCGCGTTGCCATTGCAGCGGCAAGTGAGTCAGCGTCACAACGAGCGCTGGGCGCGTCTCAGGGTCGCAGAGCATCGCGATACCCATAACGGTTTTCCCGATCCCGACGTCGTCGGCGATGAGCAGCCCCTTCGTTCGCAGCGCCAGGTCGGCGGCGATTTTCTGGTATTCGCGCAGCGGCAGCGCGAGGTCGAACGCGCGCGGAACGATAGCCCCCGAGACGAGCCCCTCGAACTGCGCCACGTGCGCATCGTAGGCCTTCGCGCGGAGGTTGAGGTAGCGGAGTTCCGTCGGATTCATTTCGAGCGGGTAGCGACCGAGTAGCCACTGGAGGTCGCGGCACACCTCGTCGGTATTTTTGATGGTCAGCGCTCCGGACGACTTGTAGCTCCGCTCGAACATCCGCTTGATGCGGATGAGCACGTGTGGGCGGGCGTCGATCTCCCACTCGCCGTCGCGAAGCTTCAATGTGCCGAAGGTGACGGCCACTAGAGCAACCCCGTCAGCAGCGTCACGACGTGGATCTGCTTGCCGCGCATCTCCAGCGGCAGCGCGCGGTGCCTCGACCGCGTGGTCACGACCACGATTGACCCAAGGCGCTCGAAGCCCAGGTAGCGCTGCACCTGCCGCGTCACGTCGCTCAGGCTCCCGTCGACCTTCACCTCGATGCCGATGTCGCCCACGAGGAAGTCGATGCGGCTATGGGCGTCGAGATGGAACTCGCGCTCGAACTCGATGCTAGCGTCCGTCAGCATCTTCTCGATACCGCGCTGAAGGTCGTCCTCGCCGCAGGAGTTAAAGCGGTGGTGACGAAGCAGCGTGGCGATGTCCTTGGCGTCGGCCATCAGTATTTGTACCGGTCCTCGCGCCGTTCGTCCAGGTTCTCGAAGCGCCCGCAGTGGTCGAGGAAGACGAGGCTCACGGTCCCCGTCGGGCCGTTGCGCTGCTTTCCGACGATGATCTCGGCGGTCTTGTCGTCCTTCTTGCTTTCCTCGTACTTACACGGCCGGTAGATGAAAGCAATGACGTCTGCGTCCTGTTCGATTGCTCCGCTTTCGCGTAGGTCGGAGAGGTTGGGCCGCTTGTTCTCGCGCTGTTCGACGCGGCGGTTCAACTGCGACAACGCCAGGACTGGAACCTTGAGTTCCTTCGCCAGCGCCTTGAGCCCCTGCGAAATCATCGCGACTTCGCGCTCGCGGTTGTCCTCTCCTCCGCCGCCACTGCCGTGTATGAGTTGGAGGTAGTCGATGATGATGACCCCCAACTCTTCGCCCGTGGGGAAGATGTTCCGGTCGCGTCGCCACTTTCTCGCCTTCGCGCGAATCTCCAGCAACGTCTGGGTAGGAGAGTCGTCAACGTAGATGGGCATCTCGCAGATACGTGAGGTTTTTTCCGAGAGCGTAGCCCAACCATCATTGGTGAGCCTTCCAGTGCGTACATCTTGACTGTCAAGGTTGCCGACGGAACAGAGCATGCGCTCCGAGAGAGATTCCTTCGACATCTCGATACTGAAGATGAGTGACGGTATACCAGACTCGGTTGCCGCGTTGCGCGCGATGTTCAGCATCAGGGCGGATTTGCCCATGCTAGGCCGAGCCGCAAGGACGATGAGTTCGGACGGCTGGAGTCCAGCGAGCATCCGGTCGAGGTCGATATACCCGGTCGGGACGCCGGTGACGACACCACCCTTGTTCTGTCGCTCTCCTATCGCCGTGGTAACGCCGATGACCGTCTTGCTGATGTGGACGTAGCTCTGACGCTGGGCTTGTTCTGCTGCGGCGCCGATGTGTCCCTCGGCCCAATCAAGAAAGGTGGAGACATCCGCGGGATCCTCAAACGCCTTTCCGATAATCTCGCCGCCAGCAGCGATGACCCGACGAAGAGACGATTTTTCCTTCACGATCTTGGCATAGAAGCCAACATTTGCCGCTGTTGGAACCCGCGCTGCAAGCCCAGCTAGCGTCGCTTCATTGACGTTGCTAGGGCGCTGTCCGTCACTTCTCGCTCTGAGTCGATTTGTCACACTCACAAGGTCGATGGGTTCACTCTTGCTGTCCAGGTCGATCAGCGCCTCGAAAATAGTGCGATGGACGGGAAGGTAGTAGTCCTCCGCCGCAACTCCACGCTCTATGATTTCCCCTAGCGCCGGAGCACTAAAAAAAACACACCCCAGGGTTGACGCCTCGGCATCTAGGTTATGTGGTGGTACGCGACCTCCGTAGTTGCTCACGATGCGTCCCCCAGGCGGATGAAGACGCCATCGGAATTAAGCCTACGAGTAAAAATT